TTGGCTTGTTACCTCTTTTTGGTCAACATTTACGCTAAAAGTAGCATTAGTTGAACACGCAAATGGAATGTCTGCACCCTCTGGATATGTTTCCGATGGTTCGTAATGCTTGTAAAGCATAATATTCTTACCAATTACTTTATCTGCCATTGTCCAAAGTTAATTTATTTATTAAAAGGTACTCGGTTGAATATTATATTTATTTACCCTTGTACACTCAATTTCGCTATTTGATATTTGTAATAAAGTTGCTTGAATCTCATTGCTTGGGTAATTTATTGTAGAATTACCTAACATATAAGATTTTTCACTAACATTTATTGCTGCTGGGTCGTCATCATCTGCAAACATTAACTTAGAAGCATTAAAAGTATGATAGTTAGCGTTTGTAGTATAAAAGCTACTTAAATTACAATCTATGTTTATAATGTTCAAAGCGTATGTATTTACATATTGTTGAACAATTAATTCTGCCAAAGTAAAGAACTCTCCAGCTGGTTCTACCCCATATCTATACCATCCTGCCGCAACTGACTTGTCAGAAAGCAATAAAGCACCTTTTGCAGATGGATAATAAGAATCAGAGCCGGTAGACCCATAAGGCAAACTTATAATTTTAGTATATTGATTATTTTCTAATAATGTTCCAATTAAATTATATGATGCTATTGTAGATTGAATCTTTAATACAAAGTTTGTTAAACTTACAAAGTTTATACCTTCAGAAATTCTATAAGTAAAACTTAGCTGCCCAGTTGCTGGAAATATTGCAGTTTTTAGACCTAAATTAAAGTCTTGCGCATCTCCACTTGTTTTTGGGTTATAAACTGTATATGATGTAGATGTAGTTTGCCAATCTTTATTATTATTTAAATAATATATTATAGTGCCAGTATCAATTGTTATATCTATAAAACCTATTGGTGTTGCCACAGAAGCAGCTCCTATTGTAATATTTAATTCTAAAGCATCTCCAGCAGTTACATAAGCATTTGCTCCAGTTTCTAAGGTAACACTTGCCGTTCCTGCTGGGCCTCCACTTGGAGCAGTTAATTCAAAATAGTAATAGTCTAATGTTGTATTTTGTTGCAATAAACAAGTACCATCTCCAGTTGAATTTCTTGTCCAAAATGTAGCCTCCGTTCCGTCATTATCTCTTAAATCTCCGTTTGGAATATAATTTTCAGATATTTCAGTATTCCCTTCCGCAACTATTTTATAAAAGCCTTTTTTCATTATTTTGAATTGGCTATTATCTATAAAATATAAACCAGATGTATTTGTTGAATATGGTTGTATTGTTGAAGATGTATTAATCAAATTACCATCTCCATTGTCTACTCTAATACCAGTTGGCAAATATTCTGTGTAATATGCATTTGTTTCTGCAAATTCATTTATAGCTACAATCCACCATTTACCCTTAGCTTGAAATACTCTACAACCAAAAGACTTAGCAATATTTGAAATGATTTCTAAGCAATTTGTATAATTATAAGCATCAATTAAGAATGTTCTATAATTCATATATGTTTGCTCAAATGGGTTTCTCCAAGAAGCCGTTCCTCTATTAATCATCCCAGTTGAAAAATATGAACAAATAGTAACTATATTTCTATTGTCTTTAAATTCTATTTTATTAAAACAAGTTCTAAGTATGGTAACTAAACTTGCAGTATCATTTACTCCATAGTTTCCTGCTAATGGCTCATAAGTAATATCTTTTAACATCCCTAATCCATCAACGGCATTAAAAAATACAAACTTTCTACCGGTAGAGTAAGTTATTTGGACATTATCATTTAAGATAAATCCAACCCACTCAACAACTGAATCAACAAACATTTCTACATAGTAATATCTATCGTCAATATTTGTAAAATCTATAATGTCATCAACATTATCTGTAAAGTCTATTGTAATTCCTAATTGTGAAGCCATTATTGGCTCATAAATATCATCGGAGTTTGGGATATATTGAAGATTAAGACCTGCTCCTTGTAGACTTATAATGCTTCCTACATAGCCGTCTTGCCATATTTTTAGTTCAACATTTTTGTCTGCTCTTGTAGCAAATAAAACAGAATATTTTTGTCCGTATGCCATTATCTTCTAAATCTTAAATTGTTGTTTGCTCTTGTAGTTGCTAATACTAAATCTGAACCTTTAAGTAAAAACTCTCCCATTAATCCACCACCTTGTCCAAAAGATGCTGCATTCAATAAATCAGTCGGTAAACCAACCCCAACACCTAAAGCACTCAATATTGTTTTAAATATTAAAGCCTTTGCTATCATTTCTACTAATTGAACTACAATTTGCTTAAATGTTTGTTCTAAAGCAGCACCAATGTCTTGGCCATTAACAAATGCTTCAAATACATTATTAAATCCACTTGAAATAACATCTGTTAATTCAGCGGTAAGTTGCATAGTTGCATTTAATAATTCAAATTGCGCTAATGCATCTTGATAATCTTTTTCATCAACAATCGCTTGTGAAGGCGCACCTTGAAATCCTACACCAGCTTCTCCTATTGTTGGAGTTTGTGGTTGAGTAAATGTTGGTATTGTTTGTTGATACCCAGTTACTGGATTTGCAGCCATTCCAGATGCTTGTATCTTTTGAATATTAGCAACTGCTTTACCAGTTTGATTTGCTAATTCCTTAGCACCATTTGTAACATTATAAAATGGGTTATTTGCAGCTGTCTTAATTGTATCTTTTAAAGATTGGTTTAAATCTTGAATTGATGTATTTAATGTAACTGCTTCAGTTGCCGCTCCTACATATGCTTGTTTTGCTCTATCTATTGTACCAGCTTGAACTATTGAAGCATCAACATAACCATTGGTAATTGTTTTTGACCTTTCAATAGTTTTATTATATTCTTCTGCTGCTAATAATGCCTTTTTATTAGCATCTGCTAATTTTATTGTTTTATCAGCAATCTCATCTACATATCTTGATGTAATAGCTTGTGCTACTAAAGCCTTTGTATATAAATCAACTGCATTTCTTGCTTGGTCAGTTGTAGTGATATTAGATGCATAAGCGCTATTTACTTTTGCTAATTCTCCAATAACAAATTTTAATGCATTTGCTCTTTTATCATCTGCAATTGTAGCATCTTCCGCAATACCTATGTATGCTTGTAACTTAATACCGCTTTCACTTGCACTTGCTTTAGCTTTATTTAAACTTTCAACAAATTTATCTTCTGCTTCTTTTGCCTCATCTATACCATTAATAAAATTTGCAATTTTAGGCCCAAATGCTACAATAATTGATGATACCGCTCCTAATGCTAAACCAATACCAGCTGGACCCATTAACCCTTGTGCCATTGATTTTAAAGCAGCACTACCACTACCGGCTTCAACCTTTAATCTTTGGAATGATTCTAATAATGGGTTTAAGTTGTTGGCAATACCAATAAAGCCATAAGGAGCGTCTTGTGCAACTCTTGACAAGTTAGTTAAAGCATTAGTAGCTTGATTGCTAACTTGAGGCATTTGTTTAAACGCATTACCCAAATTATTAGTTGCAGTAATCGTTTGGTTTATATTATTAACCGCTTCTTTATTATCGGCGGTAATGGTAATTTTTAGCGTTTCTTGTGCCATCTTATTTATTTAACTCCGTACATTTTTAATGTTCTTGCAAGTTGGTCGGTTGTTAGCTTAGGACTTTCTTCTACATCTTCAAAATCACTCGGTAAAGGGAAAAATGCTTTCATGCTTTTTGCACTTTTGTCAGTAGTATTTGCTTTATATATCAAATAAGCTATTGTCCTTGTGCGTTCCCATTCCTTTACTTGTCTATTGTCATAAGCCTTTTTATATAATAAAAATTCTCGCCAAGTAAGTTGCCAAAACTCATTAATCGTTAAGCCAACTTCAATAGCGAGAATGATTATTGAATCCCAACTATAAAAACCTAATTTTTTTTTTCATCCGTTGGCTTCCCTTCCTTTAAATCTGGCACCATTGAATCTTGCATATATTTCATAAATGCAACCAATTGTCCTTCTTTAGCAGTTAGTCCGCCTACTTCATCTATCCAATTACAAACATCAAATTCCTCAAAATCAACTGGCTTTTTTAGGCTTTTATATCCACTCTCGGCTGCTGATTGTACAATATGAACGATTGTGTCCAAGTTGTAAACACCAGAGGATAAAACATTTATTAGTTCCATTAGAGTTTTATTCTCTAACTCGCAAAATCGTTTCATCGCCCAAGTTCCCCATCTCAAAGGAATTGTTGTTTCTTTAAGTTTTAATTCAAACATAGTTCGTTGTGTTGTTTTTTATTATGCTTGTTCTGTTTGTGTCAAAGGAGGTGTAGTTACTACGAAAGTTGCAGTAAATTTCACATCATCTGCATCATCAGCAGTTACGCTAAAGTCGCTAATAAACACAGTACCAGAATAAGTGATATCTCCAGCAGCAGGACTTGCCTTACCCATCTTCATTGAGAATTGAGTTTTAGCAGCGTGTGCAGTATATAATTGTTGGTAGCTATCCTTACTTGGAGTTCCAGTTTCGTCAATTGCAAAACCTTCGCAATCAAAAGACTGAGAAAATACTGGACTTGGAGTGTAAGAGTTACCACACTTTGATGTTGCATCAATAGTGTCGTTAGTTGATGTAAAAGAGTTAGTCGTAAGACAAGCAACTGGTTTAAATGTTGCATCTCCGTCTATGTCTGCTAATAGGATATAATCTCTACCGCTTACTTTAGTTTCTGCCATTTTATTTAATTTTGAGTTATTATTATGTTATATGTTATAATCGTTCTAAAGACATTATCAATTGGGTTTATCCCGTCTAAGTTTCTGATATTTCCCACAACTAAAGTTGAACTATAAAAGCCATTTGCTAAAGTTATGTTTGTATCTGAATTAATTGCGGTCAAAACCAAATCGCTAATTTCTTCAGCTCGTTTATAGCCAAAGTTAGCATTTTTTGTAACAATGTCAACATCAATCGTTACAGAGTTTGTGTAACCACTTTTACCTTGCTCTTGGCTTGATGTTCTACCATTCATTATGATATATTCCGAACCCGCCCCGTCTGGTGCTAAACCATCATAAACTACTAAGCCAGTAGCACTTGTAAGGTTTGTATAGAACCATTTTTTTATCTCTATATTGGGATTAAGCATTGAATAATTTATTTAATCTTTTCATTAATTGCGGTATTTCTGTTTCAAAAGCAGGTATTAAAAAAGGTCTTGCTCTAAGATTAACTTTTCTAATTCCTCTACCTTTAAATAACGCTGCAAATTCTTGATACCCATTTGGTATTTCAACTAAACCTCCCGTTCCAAACTCTACATAAGGCGCATATTTAGCCTTTGCCTCTACGCTATAAGTTAATTTAGATATTGGCTCTAATGCTATGCTATTTCTTAAAAAGCCATTATCTACAACCACATTCCTTTTAGCGTTTCTTTGAATAGTCAAAGCAGAAGCGTTTATCTCATTGGCAGTTCCTTCTTCAACTTCCTTCCCTAATTTGCTTAGCTTTTTTTCTAATTCTTTTAGGCCAGATATGTTTGCAGTTATAGCCATTATCTATAAATTACAAGTTCGTAAAATCTATGCTGGTTTTCTACATCCTTTATAGAATGAATAGTAAATCTTGAACCTTCTATCTCAACTTCATAAGTGTCAGTTATAGTAACCCCATAGCGAATATAAAGGCGCATTTTTTGGTCAAATTGCAATTCCGATTCATCTACCTCTCTTACCTTATCATCTGGTCTTAAATCGCCCCAAACAGTGCTTTGCAAGGCAAATGTCGTAGTGTACCCACCTTGACCATCGCTTGTGCGTGTTGGTGCGTATAACAAGACTTCTCTCGTCATTGTGTTTGCGTCAATATAAACCGATTTTGCTTTGCCTAATTTCATACTATAAGATTGGGGAAACTCTTGTCCATCTTTGACAAGCCTTCCAAGTTTTATTACAAATTCCAGTGTCAGCGTCTAATCCTCTATTCTCGTAGTCGTAGCTTACTTGGTCTAAAATAGCTACTTTTAAATCCGTTGGTACGCTTGTATAACCGCTTGTGTATGTAGCCTTTAAGTTAGCGTATTTAGGATATACCAATTTAGGAAACTTATCGCCAATTAATTGATAATTAGTTCCAGTTATCTCTAATCCGTCTTGCTCCATATCATAAAGTCTAAATGAAGCCGTTACTGGTCCAAATGGCATTTCAAAATTACCTCCAATATTGTTAAAGTAAACTACCATTGCTTTAGGCACTAAGTTTAAACCCGTTGCCATTTCAATTGCCTCTCTCGCTTGTGTAATAAGCGTTGAGAATAAAGTATCTTCCGTTGAAGTGCTAACTCTACAATAAGCCTTAGCCTCCGCAACAGTAACCGGTTCGGTTATAGGTGCGCTTGGGGTTGCCGTAAAGTCATTGATATAATTTGAATATGCCATTGTAATCTTTTTACAAATTTACATTAATTATAATAAAAAACCCCACCGATTAAGATGGGGTCTTTATTTTATATAGGTTAGTTATTATACATTACCCATATCAGCGTAGATAGCTGAAGTTGTAAGCATTAAATTTATGTCCTCATAACATTCTATTCTCGCAGTTACCAAGTTCTTTTGGAAGTTTTCGCCATTCTCATAAGAGAACTCAATAGCTAAACCTTCAACTTCAACACGCTCTAAGTAAGATGCGTCAAAGATTAATACTTTGTCATCTGTTACCCAAGAAGCAGATACAACTGGAACACCCCAGATTGTGATACCACCATTAGGAGAAACGATTACAGAGCCGTTACCAGCGTAGTAACCAGCAGCAACAGTAGCTTTCAATAAGCGACCCATTTGTGTTTGGCTAACTAAAGCATAAGAAGGAACGAAGTTTGCAGTCTTTTGGTTACCGATGTAATCAATCAATTGTAATAAATCGTTAGTTTCCGCAGTTGTAGTAGAACCAGTTGCAGCACCAGATACAGTTGTGAAGAATGCAGCGTTCTCAGCCTTAAAGAAATCTCTTTGTAACATTCTTGGTAATGTTTGAGTCATGAAAGGTAATGACTTCAACATTTGCTTAGAGAAAGTTGAGAAACCAGCTAAATAGTCGTTTACAACTTTAACTTCAGTTAAAGAGTAGTTGTTCTCGCCTTTATCAGCACCTTCAGTTTGAGCGCCAATGTTGTTAGTCAAACCGCTATTCTCACGATAGTAAACATACAAACCGCTTTCGCTTCTAACAGTAGGGATTAAATCTCTAAAGTTGATGCTTTGTGCTGGTTGGATAGCTGGGTTTGGAGCGTAAGATGCTTGAGCATCTCCAGTTAAGTTACCACTTAAAGTCATTGTCTTAACATCAGATAAGTCTAAACGATACTTACCATTGTTCTTTAAAGACTTTTCCATTGCATCAAAGTTGCCATCTAATTTCTCTAAGATAACTTCGTCAATGTGCTTTACTTCTTTCTTAGCAGCTTTCTTTTGAGCAGCTAATTGAGAATCGATTTGTTTTTGTAACTCGTCTTTTACAACAGTTACAGATGCAGCTACTTCTTTAATTTGAGCTTCTGCATTAGCTTGAAAACCTTTAAGGTTCTCTGCCATTTCGTTAATTAAATTTTCCATTTTTACTTTTTAAATAGATTGTTAAAATGTTTGATTGCTTTCAATACTTCTTCATTACTTTTCTCCTCTACTATTGTTTCGGTCGGCTCAACTGCTACTGCGGGTTGAGTGATAGTTTCTACAACTTCAAGTTCTAATAATGCAGCTTGTATTTGTTTTATTTGAATCTCCATTAAAGCAAAAGTGTCATCCGTAAATGTGCCACCTCTAAATGCTTTAATCAAGTTTTCTAAACGCAAAGATAATGCTTCTTTGTTCTCCTTGAACTCTCCTTTAAATCCTAAAGTTGGAGTTTCTGGATTAGCACCCCAAAGAACCGCCGAACCTTCATAAAGTTTTAACTCCGTGATTGTTCTAATGCCAGTCTTTTGGTCAACAGTGCTTTTTAATGTAGTAAAACCGATTGAGTGTTGGTTGATTAAACCTGCTTCATACAATTTGATTGCATCTTCTCCGCACTCTGTTTCTATCAAGTCAGTAACCGCAACAAGCATATCGCCTTCAACATACAATTCTTTAGGCTTACCCAAAGTATGTGCCATATCGGCTTTATGGTCAACTAAAGACCAAATCATATTCTTGCCAGCTGGTCCTCTTTCTTTAATTGTCTTTGTAAATGCTTCAGCAACGATAATATCGCCATCCAAATCTACATTACCAATTCTTGACCAACACGCTTTAACTGTTCTTGTTTCTGGGGTTATGTCTAAAATCATTTCATCGTAACCCTTTTGTTCAATTTTACTCATAAAACAAAGTTATTAATTTTTTTATTATTGTAACGCTTCTGCAATTAAATTACCAATCTGCAATCCAACTACATTACTAAGTGTTGCCCATATAAATCCAATATCTCCTTTTGGTGGATTATTTTGGAATGTTTTTAGTTTGCCGTTTGCATCTCTTTGTGCTTCAAAAGCCACAGTACATCTACAATTACAAACATTGGCAGCACTTGCTCCGCTATCGCACGGGTGCATCATTAATTCGTAATTACCTACATGAGTTCCACCTTTAGCCTTCATACTTGTAGGTACTTTGAATGACTCATCGTAATTTACCTTTACTCCGTCCATTACATAATGGTCAGCGTAACTTGGTGGCATTCTTCTCGTTCTTGCATCTTGTGCTGAAATCCATTCTTTCATAGTTACTAATCCGGTTGCCGTTGCTCCTACCATTGCTCCTAAGTTAGCGGCACGACCCGTTTCCGTTCTTGCTATTAACTCCGCTCTAAAATCAGTAATCCCAGCTTGTCTAAGCATTGGGATAAGTTCTTGTATTGTTAGGTTGTTCTCAAAGCCTTTTTGTAGGTAAGCGGCAATTTGATTTGCCGTTGTATTTGTAATCTCGTCCGCTATTGCACTTACACCTTGTCTTTCTAAAAATTGAAGGATGACATAAGCGTAAATATCCGTTTGGCTCATCTTTGTGTCAAATGGCTCGTAAAAGCCTTTTGTAGCCTTTTTAACGGACTTATTGGTTGCGGTGGCCATCTTTGTACCTAAAGCGACATGGAGTTGCTTAATGGTCTTTGCTATGCCCTTAGAAGACATTGCACCATAATCTTGGGTACGGCAAAATGTATCTACTTGCTTTTGTAGTTCTTTTTTGAACTTAGGCGAGTAAGTCTTTAGTGCATTAGCATAAAGTTTGCGATAATCTTGCCAAATCATTTATTAGGATTGTATGCCCAGTTCTTTAGAGATATATCTCTTTTAGATGGGCAAGTTTTAGAAACTGGTTCTCCTTGTTCCATATTCTTCATACGGCTAACAAAACTAATCGTTCTATTTGCCGACTTAACTTCATTTGCACCCCACTCGCTTTTTTTCTTGCTAAGTAGGTTTAAGTTTCTTGTAATTGGACTTCTATCTAATGAAGCCAACTTAGAGCATTCCGTTTCACTCCAAGCCTTTAACTCCGAATAAGACATATTTACTACATCGTGATACTTAGAATAAACTTCGTCTATTATCTCGGTTAGGTCGGCTTTTAACTCAACCTTTAAATCAAATAAGCTATCAATTAACTCTTGACTATTCATTTGGTAAGTTTAATGGTTGAAAGTCATCAACTGGTTGCAAAGAACTTGGGATATAAAGTTTTTCCATTTCCTCTTCTGGAATATAGTCTGGAATCTCTAATCCCATAATATCCATTTTTTGTTTAGGAGCAATCCACCAAGCCTTATCTAACCATTCTACTTGCTCGCTCTTATTAGCTTCTAATTCTCCATAAACTGAAGCGTCAAAATCAACATAAATATTCGTTCCTCTATAACCCCAATCGCTATGCAACTTTCTATTGATGTTATCACGCATTCCGATAAGTAAAGGCAATGCACATCTTAAAGTCAAAGCCTTTTCGCCTTCTCTTTGGTTATTGTATGTCTTGTTCTCGCTATCGTTTAATAATTGTGCCGGTACTCCGTAAATATTGCAAAGTGCTTTCATATCCCACTTTTCACTTTCAATAATGTCAAGTTCTACCGGACTTAATCCTATTTGTTTCCAATCTACTTTATAACCGCTAACTGCAATTGAATTAAAGTTAGCCGCTCCACCTTTTTCGCTTACCGCTCTTTTAAGTGCTTGTGCTTGTTGGCTACCACTTATTGGGTCAAAGCGTTCATCGTTCATAAAAAGAACTCCAGCTGGACCACCATTCTGGAAAGATGCAACCGCCGCAGTCTTGGCTTCGTTTGAACGAGTTAAGTTTCTCGCAGCAGCCATTAACGGAGATTGACCATACAATTGATTTCCAGTAGTATTCCATTGTGGGTTAAAGTATTTGTCTTGTAATATTTCTTGTTTACTAAAATCCCATAAAGGACCATAGTTTAATTGATAACCAGCTATTGTTGGCGGAAATGCCATTGTATTAGCTATAATGTACATATATTGAGATGGAAGTACAAATAACTCGTAAGGTTTACCAGTATTTGCTCCGCCCTCAATCATTTTAGCATATACAAAAGAGTTACCAGTAATTAATTTAAAACCTGCCCAAGCCTCAATGAAATCGCTCCAAGTATCTTCTTCGTTAGGGTATTTAAGTAACTCGTTTAATCTTGAATCTCCAGTATATAATTCAAATGCTTTTTTATGAAGATTATTTACTTCTTTCCAGTTTTCAATCTTATCTGGTTGGCTCATTAAAGCCTTGTATTTCTTTGCTGAAACTTCATCAACTACTTTGTAAACATGCCACGGGGCAATCTTTGCTTTATCAGTAATTAGCTTTACAATTGAATAAACTATATCATTCGCTTGATAACCTTCGTTTACAAAACTAATATTATCGCCACCTTGCCAAGTTACTATCCCTTGTTGTATTGCTACTTGTCCGTTGAATGGTATGTTAGGTAGAATAGTATTTAATTTCTGTCTTTTCTTAAAGAAATCTAAAAACGCCATATATATACATTTATGTCAAAGT